GGGGTGGTGGAACTACTGGAGGTGCCGGCGGAGCTGGTGGCCCTGGTATTGTCATTATTACATGTATCTAACACATCGTGATGAAATCCTTTCAATTATCAAGGCACAATAAATCATTTTTTTTATAAATAGATTCACAACGGAGTAATTATTATGGAACAGATTTATACAGCAATTCAAGCAGCCGCCGAGCAGGACGCAGCAAGATTTCGCGACGCCATCCACTCAGCACTGGCTGATAAAATTAGCGACGCGCTCGAACTCAAAAAGGTTGAGATTGCGTCATCGATGTTCATGAATCAGGAAGACGCTTCCGCAGAGGAGACAGTATCAGATGAAGACGTTCAAGCAACTGCGTGAAGCTACTAAAAGGGACGAGAATCCTGAAGCCGCCGCTCTGAAGCCACGTGCGCAAGGCGAGCAAGACTTTGTTGATGCCCATACAGTAGATACACAAGATTATCCTGTAAAGGGAACAACCGATAAGCTCAATGCTAATTCAGCTGAGAAGGCAAAGCATCAACCAGCAAACGGTGATCGCACAGCTCCGAAGCAAGGAACTTCAGACTTGAAAGATCAGTCTGGTTTCAAAGGTAGCAAGACACCATTGACCCGTGCAGACAAGACACAAGGCGACATGAAGCCAGTCAAGACTTCTGCTTCTGCTGTCAATGTTCCTGCATTCCAAGAATCAGTATTTGTCAATGCACCAATGATTAGCGAATCAGATGAAGATTCGATTATTGTTGAACTTCTCAATGGTGATACAATTGAAATCAACGAAGACACATACAACGCAATCGTTGATGTATTCGAAGAACTAACAACAGGCAATCGTGAAGTTTTCCGCGCGGCTATCAATGAAAGCGCAGATACATTTGAGCGTATTCTTGATTTCGTAGCTTCTGCTATTGAGGAGCAAGACTAATGGCTGCTGAAGGTATTGTAAATAAACACGTCAAGGGCGGATGGTTTATTGCCAAGTTCAACGCTAGTGGTTTCATCAAAAGAAATCATCCAACTGCAACGATTGGTGCTAACTCAGCAGGCGAAAACGTTACTCGTATGAACATTGTTTCAGCCGAGTGGTCTTGCGGTAACAATGTGCACTGGGTAGTTCAGCGTGGCTCAAATACAGTTCTATTGCTGACAGACGGTCAACACGTTATGGATCTTTCAGATTCACGTCTTATCGATAATGGCGACGCGGAAGCAACATCAAATGTTGTTGTGACAAAAGTTGGTACAGGTCCTGCCACACTTATTCTAAAGTTGCATAAGACAACTTCAATCTCTGGAGGCTCGCAATACTAATGAAACTCATCTGCGAAGTCAACGAAAATTTACAGATCATTACTGAAGCTAATGAAGCAGGTGAGAAGCAGTATTTCCTAGAAGGCATTTTGATGCAGGGAAATATCGGTAACAAAAATGGTCGTGTATACCCAACAGACACACTAGCTAACGAAGTTGCGCGTTATAATCGTGAGTTCGTTCAGCAAAATCGCGCTTATGGTGAGCTTGGTCATCCACAAGGACCAACCATCAATCTAGAACGTGTATCTCATATGATCAAAGAACTACGCCAAGATGGAGATAACTTTATCGGGCGTGTCAAGGTTATGGATACACCTTACGGAAATATTGTAAAAAATCTTATGAAGGAAGGCGCAAAGTTGGGCTTTTCTTCACGCGGTATGGGATCGCTAACAAAGAGAAGAGATGGTCTTATGGAAGTCCAGAAAGACTTTTATCTCGCAACTGCAGCTGATATCGTAGCAGACCCTTCTGCACCACATGCTCTTGCTAACGGTATCATGGAAGGTAAAGAATGGGTCTGGGATAACGGCATTCTTATCGAAAGAGAAGTTGCTCAAATCAAAGCGGATATCAATGAGGGATATGGATCAAAGCAAAATCGCGAAGCGGTTCTGCTCAATGCATTTAATAAATTTCTCAAGAATATCTAAATGGCGCGGTTTTATAAATAAACTAGAATAATATTCACAACCCTGAGGAGAATATCAATATGTCAGGTCAGGAATTAAACGTCGAAAAGCTCGACGTGCAAGAAGCAAAAAAGGCGAGCTACGGCGTTAATGCTGAGATCGCTGATCCTACTGGAGTTCAGGCAACAGTTCCAGGTGGCGCAGCTCAGAAAGGTGAGGTCGATGGACCAATGCTTCAGGGCTCAAGCGTAAAGCCATATACAAAGGTCGGTATGATCAATTCGATCCTCGACTCACTTTCAGGCATGAAGAAAGCAGACGTATCAGCTTTCTATGATGCAGCTTTCAAGGGCGACAAGACAAACCCAACACAGGGTTCGTCAGTCAATCCTAAAGAGCGTTCAATTGGCGAATCAACTGTTCGCATTACAGCAGAAGATATCGATGTATCAGACGACATCAAGGCTATCTTCTCTGGAACAGAAGTTTCGGAAGAGTTCATTGCAAAGGCAACAGAAGTTTATACAGCTGCTGTTCTCTCAAAGGTCAATGAGCAACTCGAAGCAGTTGAAGCCAAGTTTACTGATTCGCTCACAGAAGAAACAGCTACAATCAGCGAAGAAATCGTTGAGCGTGTTGATTCATATCTCGACTATGTTGTTGAGCAGTGGATGGAACAAAATGCTGTTGCCGTTGAGCGCGGTCTCAAGGCAGAAATCGTTGAGTCGTTCATGTCAGGCCTGAAGGGTCTGTTCGAAGAGCACTACATCGATATTCCAGACGAAGCAGTTGAAGTTGCTGAAGAGCTAGCCTCAAAGGTTGAAGCTCTTGAGTCAGCTATCAACGAAGAGATCGAAAAGAATGTTGAGCTGACAGCTCAGCTAAAAGAATTCGAACGTGAAATCGCGTTCGCTCAAGTTTCAGAAGGCCTGACAGACACGCAAGTCGCAAAGCTGCAGTCACTTTCTGAAGCAGTTGAATTCGAAAATGTTGAATCATATTCGAAGAAGATTGCTACACTTCGTGAAAGTTACTTCCCAACAAAATCCTCGGCCGGGACGTTGTCAGAATCAGTAACTCTCGATGAGGAACCAGTGGGTGACGGCGAAGTCACTGAAAAGCAGGTTCCAGTTGAAATGGCTGCTTACATGTCTGCGATTACTCGCGGAATCAAAAAGTAAAAGAAAATTAGGAGAAATAGTAAAATGGAATCTCTGAACGAAACAATTCAGAAGAAGTGGCAGCCAGTCCTGGAACATCCTGATCTGGCTCCCATTAAGGACGTTCACCGTCGTAGCGTAGTTGCACAGCTTCTTGAGAACCAAGAGAAGTCAGCCCGCGAAGATGGTTTCGGTTCGGGCGGTTATCGCGCACCAGGTCTCCTGGGCGAAGCTGCTCCAATCAACAGCATGGGTTCATCTTCGTCAACAGCTGGTGACGGCTCGGTCGATACATTCGATCCAGTTCTCATCTCGCTCGTTCGTCGTTCGATGCCTAACCTCATCGCTTACGACATCTGCGGCGTTCAGCCAATGACAGGTCCAACAGGCCTGATCTTCGCAATGCGCTCACGTTACTCAGCTCAGAATGGTTCGGAAGCTCTCTTCAACGAAGCTAACACAACCTTCTCTGGTTCAGCTGCTGGTAACACTGCTTCACGTTTCGTTGTCGGTAACGCTTCTTCTGGACGTGTCCAGGAAGCTAACGACCCAACACTTCGTGCATCAGCTGCTACAACTGGTTCGTATACCGTTTCAACTGGTATGTCACGCACAACTGCAGAGCGTCTTGGCGACGGTACTGCCGCTGGTGGTAACTTCCAGGAAATGGCTTTCTCAATTGAGAAGGTTGCCGTTTCAGCAGTATCACGTGCTCTGAAGGCAGAATACACGATGGAACTCGCTCAGGATCTCAAGGCCATTCATGGTCTCGACGCTGAGACAGAACTGTCAAACATCCTCGCTGCTGAAATCCTCTCGGAAATCAACCGCGAAGTCGTTCGCACGATCAACTACACAGCTTCGGCTGGTGCTCAGGAAAACGTAACAGCTGCTGGTACGTTCAATCTTGACGTTGACTCAAACGGACGTTGGATGGTTGAGAAGTTCAAGGGTCTGCTCTTCCAGATCGAACGCGAAGCTAACCAGATTGCTAAGGCAACCCGCCGCGGCAAGGGTAACGTTCTGATCTGCGGATCGGACGTTGCATCAGCTCTCCAGATGGCAGGCGTTCTGGATTACACTCCAGCTCTTGCTAACAACCTCAATGTTGACGATACAGGCAACACCTTCGCTGGTGTTCTCAACGGACGTATCAAGGTCTACATCGACCCATACTTCGCTTCGTCAGCTGGTAACCAGTATTTCACACTCGGCTATAAGGGCTCTTCAGCTTTCGACGCCGGTCTGTTCTACTGCCCATACGTTCCTCTCCAGATGGTTCGCGCTGTTGGTCAGGATTCGTTCCAGCCTAAGATCGGCTTCAAGACACGTTACGGAATGGTTGCAAACCCATTCGCAACGTCTTCAGCCGACGGTGCAATCGGCGCACCAAATACAAAGGGTTACAACACCTATTATCGCTTCGTCAAGATTTCAAACTTGATGTAAGAAAAACTCTCCGTGTAGGAGAGGATAATAAGACGGGTTCAAACCGCAAACTGGGGAGCAGAAATGCTCCCCTTTTTTATTATAAATAGTCCTATGAAGTCGTTCTCAAGGTTCCTCGCAGAAGCACCTCTTATGACCAAGATCGGGAGAAAAGAAAAGTTCTCTCTCGAAACTGGTAAACACTTGCCTAAAGAGAAGGCAGGAACTAAGGTAGCAAGCATCGACAAGCAACACGATCTGCATCACTACAAAGATGATGGTCAAGATATCTATGTTGCTCGTCATAAACAAACTGGTGTAGTGCACGCTACAATCTCTGGCAAGCGAAATACTACATCTGGTACATATACAGTTCACACAGCAGACTCTACAGGCGAAGGACCAAAGGTTCATAAAGTATATCGCAAGATTATGCAGTCTGGTCACTCAAAGACGCTCGTAGGTAAAACGCATTCTCCGGGCGGTCAAAAGATTTGGCAGAGCTTGTCGAAGGAACGTGGAGTATCTGTACACGGTTGGCATCACGGCAAAGCACATAATATCGATACACGCGACTCAGAAGATACGCATGTGCCTGATACAGAAGCTAGAGCAGGTCATCTCAAGCATGATCCTGCAGGCAAAACACAATATAAGATGAAGCTTGTTGCTTCTCTTCACAAAAGAAAGACGGCTAAGTAATGTCAGCTGAAGAAAACCAACCAAGAAATATCAACTTTCTTGGACAGAATGGGTTTCGCTTTGCTATCAAGCGTCTTCCCACAGTCAACTACTTTTGCCAGAGCGCAACACTTCCTGCAGTATCAGTAGGTGCGATTGAGAGTCCGACGCCATTTGCGTTTGTTCCGCGTCCAGGAGATCGCATTACTTATGATCCTCTTTCGCTTACATTCAAGGTTGATGAGAATCTAGAAAACTATTTTGAGATTCAGCGCTGGATCGAAGGTCTTGGTCACCCAGATGAGCTAAAGCAAACAGCTGATCTTTCGAGAGAGATTCGTTCGCAGCAAGTTGCGCCTGGCGCAAGACCAGTTGGTTATTATACCACATTTGTTTCCGACGGTGTTCTGTCAATTCTTACCAGCAACAAGAATGTAAACAGAAATATCTTCTTTTACGATTTGTTTCCAATAAGCTTATCAGAACTACAGTTCGAATCCACAAATGTCTCGATTGAATATCTAGAGGCTACGGTAACATTTAGGTACCGCAAATACAATTTGGATATCTGACGGTGTTGACAACTCGTATTATAATGGCATAACATAGTTTTGTCAATACATTTTTAGTGTTGACAAATGGCTTCTTTTAGTGATACTATACATATATGAAACTTGAAGATATCTATGAAATGTGGGACAAAGACTCCAAGTATGACGATCTCAACTTGGACGCCGACTCTCTCAACATCTCCTCCCTCCATGCCAAATACAATCGCCTCCTCTCAGAGACAAGGAGCCAACTCCGTGCATGTCACATTCAGCGAAAAAGTCGTGCTAGCCTTTTGCGCGATTACTATCTTGGCAATCTTAACAATCCCGACGACCTTGAGCGAATTGGTCGACCACCTTATCTTCAAAAGGTTCTGAAGAACGAAGTGCAAGGTTATATCGACGCTGATGAAGACCTTCTAAAGTTAGAAACTCGTATTGCCATGCTCGAAGAGAAAGTAGAAGTGATTGTCGAGATCATGAAGTGTATCCACAAGCGCGGATACGATATCAAGTCCGCCATCGAGTGGAGAAAGTTCACGAATGGATTCTGAGAAAAGAGAACAGGCTAAAAGAAACTTGAGGATCAAATGTGAGTGATATGATTCTTCATAAAATTGATGAAGCATGGTTGAGAGTAGAAGCCGAACCAAGTGTGTTTCGTGAGCTACAAGACTATCTAACATTTGACGTTCCTGGAGCAAAGTTTTCACCCAAATACAAGGCTAAAATCTGGGACGGCCGCATAAAACTTTTAGACGGCAGAACTGGAAAATGTTACGCTGGTCTCGTT